CTATGGTAATGATGCATCTCGGTTACTGCATCAAATCTACAGAATTGAGATGGCTCGATGCCATTGTCGCGTCTGGATAAACTGAGAGAACAGCTGGGATTCGCAATACGGCAAGGTAGGTCTAAGAATATCAGCGCTGAAGCTGCTAACGTTATATTTCCTGATGATATTGACTGAACAGGATTCGGCGCCTTTCTTTTCTCCATTGAGCCCCTACCTAACCACCCTGCAGCCAATCCCAAAGATCGTCCTTTTCGGATTCTGATAGCTTACCCGGCTCGTTTGGCGTATTGGCTTTGATATAGCCATCCATAGCGGCCATATACTGCCACATCGACATTAGCCTGACTTCCTGCGGGCTAAAGCCTATTGCAGCTCCGTTTCCGTAGATGGCGGCAAATCTGAGTTTTCCATTGGGGAGACTATCGATTTCTTCTGACTTGCCGCCTCCTGCTCCCCCACATTTTCCTCCGGAGCTCCGACGAGACCCGCAGATAGAACTGCTTGCGACAGGGTCAGATTCTCAAGAGGTGGGCGATCGGTCACATATCGACGAATGAGCGTCAGCGCCTTGGTGGGCTCCAAACCTCCGCCGACAAGGCCAAGCCTGATCGTTTCGCTGATATCTTTGATGCGCCAAGAGCGATTGTGCAGACGTTCCAACACTACGTAAGGACCCGCGTCGCATTTCTCCTGAAGTTCTTCAAGCTCGCCCCATGCGAGACGGAACGTGTAAGTTCCGTCTGCAAAGTCGAGCGACACAGATGCGTCGCGGCTCATTACGGTGTGACCGGCGTAGACGTGCGCACCATAACGCCGTCGGACTGCAGGCTAACGTTGTTCGTCGCGCGCTGGCCGTTGGTTGCGCCAACCTCCATGCTTTCAACGTGCATGAACCCAGTCCATGTAATCGTCTTCAATGGGAATTCCCATTCGACCTTCACAGGCACTGAATCGATGCTGTCAACGGCTTCAAGCCATGCGTCGACGCTTTCGGCGGCCAGCACGCCTTCGCCACTGACGCTCATCGACAGGCTGGTTGCGTCACGTCCAACCCAATCAACTAGGTCAGGGTTCTCGCAGTCCGGAATATTGACCTCTTCGAGGCCCTTTGTGATTGTAATTGAGCGCTGCGTGAATCCGCATGGATTGGTGTACACAATCGGAGTCGCGTCATTGCCGAGCAAGACGCGGATCTTCCCCGATTTAATCGTGGTTGCTTGGGCCATATTGGTCCTCGTGATTTGGTGGTGGTGAGATCCGGCAGCGCGAGTTACGGCGTCTCGATGACGGCCGTGTATTGAATCGACGCCTGATTCATGCCGGGAGCGCGAATGTAGTCAGTCCGCCAATAATCGAAGGTGACTAGTGCGTTCACCGTGAGCGACGGCTCCCATCGTTTAAGCGCTTTGGTTACAGCGTCAGCGATTTGTCGAACCTGTTTCTGACTTGGCAGAGACGACCAGCAATTAATTTGAAAAGTAACGTCTACCGCATCGGTGCAGTCGACGCTCTCATCATTTGCTGATGCATCGCCAAATGAAACATATGGATAGGTCGCGGCCGGTATATTGCCATTAGGATCGGCGGGAGGATTGTCATAGACTTTGTCAGCGCCGATTAGCGTTGTAAGCGCTGCATTCTGCGATAACCGCGCAAAGATCGCGGTTTGAAGTTCCCATACAGGATCCATTCCTTAATACCCCGCTGCAGCTTTTTTGGCGGCTCGTGTCACTGCGGATCTGATGCGGCGTTTCGTGCCTTTTTTCTTGGCGCGCCAGCTCACGTAAAAGAATGGTTGCTTTCCCTGTCCGGGATTGCTGGTACCGGCGAACATTCCCCTGTTCGTGAAACGCGTAGTGCCAAACTCAACCCAGCGAGCGTAGTAGGCTTCTTTGTTGCCAGCATAGATCGTGATCGTCGTGTCATTTCCGACAACGGAATCCACAGAAGCAATTGTAATGCTGCCTGGAGGCGCCTTGCCCCATGTCCAGCCAATGCTGTCATGAAGCACCATATCGTCAACGGGAACAAGATTGCGCATCATATCGCAAATCTCTTCCGCGCTTCTTTCCATGGCTTTTCGAATGAGATCCTGGGCTATTTGAGGCAAAAGCTTAAGCTTGCGATTTAACTGGGTGAGACCCGTAGTCTTTGTTGCCATCAGCCACCGCCCTGCACGACAACGCGCATTTCGATGTACTGATTAACCTCGTCGGGGTTCGCACAAGACTGGATCTCGTAAAGGATGCCAGTTCGCTTGTTTCTCGCGCGCCATGACGGAGTAACGCCTCGTGTTCGCGGTTCACTGCGAACAACAAGCGTGTAAGGCTGGATGCCCTGCGTACGGGACGCAATGTCGGTTTCAGAACCAAGTCGGGGTTGTAAACGAGCAGAAGTTTCGAACTTGTCTACCCACTCTTGGCTAGTGCCACCGCCTTCGTCCCGCACCGCTTCACGCTGTTGAAAGACGACGATGTTGTTGAGCGCGCCTGCGCCCTTACGTTTCGTCATCCTTCTCACCTTTTTTCGGGGTTTTCAGACGCATAGCCTTGTTGGCGTTAACGGCAGAATTTGCGCACGGTGTTGTCACAAGGCCGGACCAGCCAGCCTTATAAGCAATCGTGACTTGCGGGAGTGGCTTCCAGTCGAAGTCTTCGGAGAAGCGGACGTGGGGCAGATTTCCCTCCTTCGCTCGACAGCAAAGAACGAGTCTGATCATATAGCGGCAAAGACTGGAGAAGCGCGGTTAGAGCAAAATTCAAACGCCAATCAGCCGCGCGCGTGTATCGATGATTGCAGAACAAAACGAAATTTTTGATGAGTTTCAGATTTCCCTGCTTGTCAGAAAGCATGGATGGTCAAATCTTGTTCTTAGCTTGCCGAAGAGCACACATACTTCAGTTGTAACCGATGTATTTTCCGACATCGTCAACAATATTCTAACGTGCTGCGAAGCAGTCATCGACAATCATCAGCATACTCAGCCATTTTATGATGAGCCAGGTGGATCGGTCTGGAGACTCAATCCGGATCCAATCATGAGGCATCTTGTGCGCGTCAGGATTTTTGATCTGCCGGGCAAAGCCGGTGAATTCTCTGAGTCCGATCTAGCTAAGCCAGTCGTCGACTTGCTCACAAAAAGGAAGCACTTGCTTCTCAATTTTATGATGGAGTTACTGAGAACCAAGCTGCTGTATGCCGATGCGTCATTTTACAAAGACCGGCAGGCCTTTCCGCATGATCGTTTTGAGACTGTTTGGAACAAATGGGCAAAAGCCAATATTGGCTGCCCATTTTCTCTGCCGCGCTAAATAGTTATTCCCGCCAAACTCGGTAAGCCGAAAGCAGTGCACGAACATGCCGTGGTAGCACTGCGTCTCCGCTCGCGCCCATGTCAGGCTCGCGATTTTCGTAAAGGTCTGCACCGACAAGTAGAATGGCCGCCGAAATAGCGGCAGTAATGACGATGCCGCCAGCAAGTGACGGCGTTTGACCCGCCGCTACGACCTCGCGATCGAGGTATTCAGTGACCACAGTTTCCGCGGCGACGAGATAAAGCGTCAGCTCGTCGTCTTCGTCGTCGTGAAAAACACGAAGGTGACGCTTGAATACAGTAAGATCAATCAGAGCCATCGCCACCACCTTCAGGTGGTACTTCCGGCTCCGGTTCGGGCTGAGGATTTGGGATAACGACCCCGGCGCCGATATAGCTCGCCACCCGCCTCTTACGCGTCTTTGTCGATGCTGCCATCTGATTTCGCCTTCTGCTTGGGCTTGGTGCCATTCTCTGGCGTGCCGCCGTCAGCTTCCTTAATCGCATCTGTCTTGCCAGCCAAAGACACAAGGCCCTGTGCTTCCAGCTGTCGAGCTTCGCCAGCTTCAACTTCGAAAGGCGGGCTCTTTCGGGTTTTTAGCTCTTTGCCGAGCGCAAAAGTCTTTAGGGCTTTGACTTCTAGAAAATCGGTCATTGTTCTCTCCAATCTGGAAAAGGGGAGCCGAAGCTCCCCCAGCACAGTTACTCGCCTTCGACTTCGCCGGTTACGAACGACTCTGGACGATAGACGGCGAACGCCAGTCGCTCTTCCGCGCGGATAGTGAACATGTTCTTTTCGAAGTCATCGACGTTCTCGCTCGACAGCAACACTTCGATATCGAGACGATCGAAGATCTGTGCAGCGAAGCTGAACGCACCAGTGAGGAATTCGCCTGCAGCCATAGCCTGCGTGGAAACCACTGGCAGGTTCCAGAGAGTTGGCGTCAGCGAGCCCTGCGGATTGCCGATGATGTAATTGCCACCGGCATCTTTGGTCAGCTCAATCTTCGTCCAATCAATTGGATTGAGGACAAAAGCTGTGGCCGGATACTCAGCAAGAACAACCTGAAGGATTGCGAGGCGAAGGCGGTCAATACCTGTTGCGCCTGGCAAAGTGAAGGCTGGGCTAAATGCAGTTGCCTGCGGAACCAGACCGTGAATGTTCTGACCGGTGCCAGAACCATTGAGCAGCTGATTTTCTTCCGCAAAGCGCAGACCGTAACGAGCTCGACCATCGATATAGGAACGGAGGGCCGGTGCATCGTCCAGGATCTGGCGCGAAGCCTTGAACAGATGAGCAATAGTGCGAACCGGCGCGGAGGTCATATCGAACGTCAGGTCCGAATATGGCTTTGCAGTCGTTTCAGCGACAGGAGCCGCATTGTTCGTGTAGCCGGTTTCCTTCACGTACTCGATTGAGCTAGAAGCAGTCTGGCCCGGCAGCACAAGATCGCGGATTGTCAAAGTACGCTCTGGCAGACCAAAGATGCCCGGCACGCGCG